TGCAACCTAGCGTAGGCGGTAAGTATAATTCTGATGATTCTGATGAAGATAATGTTGAAGAAGTAGAATTAAATGTTAATGATTCTGAACTTAAGATAGAATTTGATAAACCAGTTGATGAAAACTATGAGGGAGAAGAGATTGATATTGAAGATTCTTATGATATTGAAGAGATAGATAATATGTTTAAAGATCCTGAAGTACAAATTGATTCAAATGCTGATAAAATAAAAGATTTAATTGATTCAGCAATTGACAAGGCAGATGAAGAACGTGATGATAAAATGGAAAAAATGTGTCCATTTAATAAAGTAAAAAATTCATCACCATATGATGATTTGTTAAAAAATGTGTTTATAAAGAACTATGTATATAATCAATATATATTTGATACAGATACAATTAAAGTTATTAAACAAAAAATTTGTACAGGTATTTTAACAGATAATAAATTTAACAAATTAACTCCTTGGATAATTCCTTCAAGAATGTATTTGTGGTCTGAATATGAATATAGTGAACAAGGATCAGCAGATAAAACCTCTTATGTCCGTGATAAAATTATGTTAGGACAAAAATGGATTAGACGCAATGAACTACTTGCAATTGATATTGAACCAAATAATTCTCTTTATATCTATGAAAAACTTAAAGGAAATCTTAAACTTTTAAAAGATAATATTAAAAAATATGGCTCTAAAATTAAAAGAGAAGATGATGAAAATAATATTTTATCAGAATATGATGGTTATTATTTAAACAATGAAATTTTTATGATTGATATTTATAATGATCTTGGTGTTGGTCATAAATTAACTCTAGAAGAACAAAAAAACTTATATGATGTATATGTTCGTATTTATTACTATGATATTACGCAAGATGAATTTAAAAATATAATAGATTACGTAAATACTAATCCAGATGGTAAACGTTTTGAAATAAATAAGATTATATCAGTATTTCAAAATGTACAAAATGATTTACTTTTAGAGGGAGAAATAACAAGAACTATTGAACAAGTTAAAATAGAAAAGTTAGATTATAAATCTCTTTTAAAATCAAATTTTATAACTCAAGCAGTAATTCATGTGAACTTAGGATTTAGTTCTACATATAATAATGATAAATTAGATTTGAGAAGAATTTTTGATTCATTTATTGTTAATCCAATATATCCATTTATACAGTCTCAATCAAATGGTGATAAATTATTATTTAAATTTAATCAAAAAGATCAAGAACTAGATAAACAATCAATTTTATCCAAATGGTTTGAAAATTCACCATATGGAATTAATTTTAAAATCAAAGTAAATCAAAAAGGCGGATCAAATAATAAATATATTGCGGTAACATTATTTGAAACAGGTCGTTTAGAATATAAAACTCAATGGAAAGAAGAAGATAAAGCTACTCTTGAAGATATTAGATCTACATATTATAATATTAAAGATTTGATTAATAAAATTAACTCTGAAAACTCCAAGCTTAAACTTGTAACACCAGAGGATTATCAATTCAAGTATGCATTTATTAATACAATTCAACATTTTGAACTTCCAGCTAAAAGAGCAATTGATCATAATGATTTATCAGATTTTGCTCGTTATTTTTTTCCATATATATCTCTTGTTACAGATCCTAGAAAACGTTTATCTAAATCAGCTGAAAAGAATAATAAATCTAAATATGGAACATATTTGAGATACAAACATATCTCAAAGTATGATAATGAAACAAAAGTAGAAAATCGTATTATTCATTTTTTAAGAAATTATGAATTTGTTCCAAAAATACTTGCTATTGAAATTTCTAAACAATTTAATATTACTGAAAAAATAGCATTAGAAAAAATTGATGAGGTTATTAAAAAACATCCTCTACTTAAAAAATCAAGAAAAATTCTAAAAAAGCTAGAAAATATACCTAAATTTAAACTACCTGGAATTGGTATTGATATTCAAGGTAGATCTAAAGATAATTATAAAATTAGAATTAGCGGTGCTAGATCACAAAAACAGTTAGATCAAATATTAGAATTTATGGCAATACTTTTGTATCTATATACTGATACATATTTGATAAAAAATCCTCTAAGAGTTAAAATTAAAGAAAAGTTAAAAACTCTAACAAATATTGCAAAAAGAAGAAATAGAGTTAGTGAAGTTATTAATCTTGAAATTGTAGAAACATCTAATATCAAAGAAATAACAAAGTTAGATAAAGAACGTTTAGCTTATAAACCAGGAAAAAATGAAAATCATTGGGCTCGTAACTGTCAAAAGTCTGGAGATAAAAATAGAAGACCGATTTTATACACTGAAAAGAATTTAGATGAAATGATTAAAGCTGGTTATGTACTAAATTCTAAAACAGGAGATTATGAAAGAAAAGTTACTATTACAGAAAAAGGTAAAAAAAAAGAAGTTATAATTAAGGCTGCTAAACTTCAAGATCAAACAACTATTTTTTATACATGTAATCCAGAAATAAATGGTGAATTTATGCATGTGGGATTTTTACAAAGATCTGCAAATCCTTCTGGACTCTGTGGTCCATGTTGTTTTAAGAAAGATCCAGGAGTATCCAAAAATAAAGCTAAAAAAGATTACCATTTACAGTGTTTAGGAAAGCTAAAAGACAAAGATATTACTAAGAACCTTGCTGGTGATAAACTATATATTCTTCAAGATACAAATAAAATGTTACCAGGACGTTTTGGATATTTATCAAAGTATTTAGACTATTTTTTTAATGGTATGTTAAATAAGATAAAAATAGTTAAAAATAGTTATTTGTCAGAATCTATTAGTGGTTATTTTATGAAATTTGGATCTGGTCAAGAAGATTATCCTTATTTGTCAGCTGTTGCTTCATGTTTAGATATAGAATATGATGTTGCTAAAGAAAAACTTATTAATTCAATTAAATCATCTGATCAACTATTTGTATATGCTGGATCTGGTGATATAAAAACTCAATTTGGTACAGTTGATAATTTAGTTAACACTTTGAACACTAATTTAGAACTTGATCATACAATTATTGATGATATTATTTGTGCTCCTGGTGTGATTCTACCAGATGGTTTAAATATTTATATTATTGAAAAGAAAAATTATGAAACAACAGAACAAGTTGATTTTGTACTCTTATGTAAAAATATAGAAAATATTATATATTATCAAGATCCATTAAGAAAAAATATTATTTTATTAAAAGAAGATTCTAATTATTATCCAATTGTTGATGTATATAAAGAATTATCAGATAAAAATATTAAACTCCAAACAATCTATTCAATTAATTCTGATAAAATTATTCCTCATCTTGCAAAGTATATGGAATTATCATGTGAAAATATCACATGGGCAAATATCAAGTTGTCAAATGCTAAAAATATTTATTACACATTGGCTAAATCAAATCTTGGTACTAAAATAGTAGAACAAATTGTTGATTTAAGAAATAAATGCAAGTATTTAGTAACATCAGATGGATATTTAATTCCAACCAAACCATCAGGAGTAGTATTTGGAATTCCAATAACTACATCTTTTGACACATATAAAAAATCAGTAAAACAAACAATTCAATTTATTAAATCAATTAACTCAGTAATAGGAATAGAAGTTGTTGGATTTATATATTCTAGTATTTCAAATGAAGAAAATCCCAAGTATCTTATTGAAGCAATTTATATTGATAATCAAATTTCATTACCTGTAATCCAAGAAAAATTTGATAAATCAACACTTGTTCAATTATCACCTAATTGTATTATTGAATCAAGATCACTTTATGATATTATTGATATAGAAATAGAAAAAGGTAATAAATTTATAGAACAAGATGATCGTGTAATAAATACATTAAAAAATAAATTTGATTCAGAACACTATGAGTTATTTAGATTTGAACTTGCAAACTATTTGAATTTATATCCAAGTATTAAAAATAAAATTGTTAAAGTTTTAGAATCCAAACAATCTGATAAAGTTATTGATATTAAAAGTATACTATTTAAAGTAACATCTGATGAACTATTTGAAACTTTTACAAAACTTGTATCTGAGTCTGATTCTGAGTCTGGATCCGAGTCTGAAACAGAATCTAAAGTTCAAGATGGTGGAGTTTCTGGAGTTTCTGGTGATTTTATACATATAAATATAGAAGAACCAGAATTAACAGGTTATATAGTTAAAAATAATAGAGAATTATGTTCAAATATAAAATCTAAAGTAGAATGTAGTACTAATCCACATTGTTCACAAGTCAAGTCTAAATGTGTATATTCTTTAACACAAAATAAATTAATTGAATTTATTTCTCGAATTACAGACGAGCTAGTTAATAATGATCTTAAATCTAAAGAAATTCTTTCTATAGAAAGATATTTTGTATCTGATATAGTTAATTATGATGATTATACATATAGACCAGATCAAAAAATTATAAAGAGTGATAATTTAAATATTAATAAAATACTAAGTGAGATTTTTGGAAAATCTAATATTCCTATTATTGGAAGAAGAAAAATTATTAAATCATCTAAAACTATTAATGATGAAAATTTACTTCATCCTGTAGAAAGAGCAGGATCTACATATTCACAAAAAATAGTTAATTCTAATGTTGTATTTAGATCATATGCAAATGCTGTGTATTGGATTAAAAATTACATATCAGATCCAACTTTTAGAAATTTAGGCTATTATTCTATTCTACAAACAGATTTAGCAAATATATTTAAATCATATATATATGATTGGATTTCTAATACAAATAATCAAACTAAACTATATAATGAATTTATTAATCATAAAATAATTAAAATATCTTTTGAGAACTTTATATCTGAATATAAGACTAAACTTTTTACACAAAAAGAATATTATTATCTTGGACTTGTTGATCTATATATTTTAAATCAGCATCATCAAATACCTATTTTACTAATAGATCAATACGATAAATGTTTTTTCATAATAGATGATAAAATAGTTTATAATACATTATCAGAAGACGATGAAAAATTTGATAAAAAATATTTTGAAAAGAGTAATATTAAAATTAAATATGTAGGAGCTAAAGTTTATTTAAATACAACACCAATGAATTTAATTGTTATAAATGAAATATAAAATATATGTTCTTATTATAATGGCAAGTAAGGTAAATGTTAATAAAAACAAGCTTTTAACCGAACTCTGTTTAAAACAACGAAAAAAAGCTGATAAAAAATATTTTTTAGAACTAAATGATCTTATTCGTCTTCTAAAAAATATTGATTTCAGTTTATTTAATAAAACAGAGTGTGTATTATGGAAAGGTTATTTAACTAAATGTAACAATAATAAATCATGTTATGTTAATTTTTATTTAAAAAAAAGAAAATTAGCACTACATAGAATTTTATATATTAACTTTATAGATGATCTTGATATTAAACATTATTTAAAATTTACATGTGATAATCCTGGAAAGTGTTGTAATATTAATCATATAGTTAAAGTTACTGAAGAGGATGAAATAGATAAGATAGATGAAATAGACAAAATACCACAACTAGATCAACAAAATATTATAGAAGTACAAACAGATCATGATGCTATACAAGTAAAAACAGACTTTATAAGTCCAAGTAAAAAAAATATATCATCAAATATAAAAATAACAAAAATAGATTCAAATTCAAAAGTTGGAAAAATTATTATTATTTTTGACGATTAAAATTTTTTATCTATTCAAATATTAAATGTTTGAACTTACAGAAACTATAGATATTGTTGAACTTGAAGGTGGTAATAATAATGAACAAATAAGTGAAACTATTAAAGGAGGATTCCCTCGAATTAAAATTTGTGATAAAGAATTTATTAGAAAAATAAATGAACGAAAACCAACAGAATTTTCAAATAAAAATATTTTAAAGATCAAAGATATCTTAGAAAAAAAAAAGAATACACAAGAAATAAATCCATTATTTAATTTATTAACAGACTCGACAGAAAATGAAGTAATTATTAATGGTGGCGATTTTAAATCAAAAAAAATAAATGGAATATCAATTGATACAATAATTGGTAAAAAATAATATAGCTATATTTTATAAATGAATTCAACTATTTTAGATGCATTAGATTATTTTAATACTATTAAAAAAATAGACCCAACTACTGAAATGAAATTTACAGATGAGCTACATAATTTATTACCAATTGTTTATATTAAGGAAGATGATAAATTTATTAAAAAAGTATTTAATGTTATTGGATATTATTCTTTTGATTTAGAGGAGTTTATATGGGCATGGAATACAAATATTTATAAATATTTACATACCAAAACAAATCAACTTATTTTACATGGTATTAATATTGAACCTATTACTATGAGTGATTTTTATATTAAAAGAATTTTAACAAATAGTTCTATTCAAACAAAAGATAATAATTTTCTAGAAATTATTATGGCTTTATCATGCTATTTAACAAAAGCCCATTTTTATACATTTCATAATTATGCTCAAGATAATCATCAGACATTTTATGTATTTTATGATGTGAAAGATGTTGAAGGTTTAGAACTTAAACCCGATTTATAAATATATACATTTTATAAATAAGGAGAAGTTAGATCTGCTTTATCTAATTCTACTATTGTATATGGTTTTTGTGAGAATAGTGGAGAGTTCAATGTTACTTCATTTGGTAATGCATAAATATCTCGAATTTTATCTTTAGGCATCATATCATCTTTAATTGTTATTTTCATATCTGCTTTTCTATCATCAAATGGTATTGCATAATATTCACCAATTGATGAACCTGGATATTTTTGTCTTCCAAATAGTTTCCAACTATCATTCTTATTATCTGAATTTACCATATATCCAACCATTCTAAATGTATCTGGAGAACCTCGAGTTGGATAACCTATTAATCCTGTTGCCATTCTAGATGCTAATTGATCAAATATTGGTCTTTCAACTCTTCCTAATGGTGGATAAAGTTGATCTGAAACAACTGCGCGATCTCTTAATATAACAGGATCAGCTGGAGGAATTAAACTGGGTAGAAGAGGAACCATTGATGGAAGATACATAGGATGAGGATGTTGGACAGAATTATTTACAGGACTTTGTCCAGGACTATTTACAGGACTTTGTTCAGGATTATTTACAGGAGGTATATAAATAGTATCAGTAGATGCATACTCTCTACCTAATCCTTCTTTAAGTTTTTTTTCTTTTGAATCAATTTTTTTTGCAATTGTAGTTTGAGTTTGAGAAATCATATTATCTAGTAGCTTGAGTTTATTTTCATATTCACTTTCTGCTTTCCCTTTATTAGATAAAACTAAATATATTATTATTCCAAGAACAGAAATAATTGTTATAGTATTTATTTCACTGGTACAAATCATATAATTTTATATCACATAAATATTTTTCATTAATAATTATATAAATGATTTTTGCACATATTGCTGGACTATCTGAAACTCTTAAAACTCAACTATCTAATTCATTTGTTAATTCAAATTATGTTTTTTTAGATTTGGATAAACTAACAGATAAAATTACTCGTGATAAAAATATGAATTTGCTTATACAAAAGTATGAATATTATTGTGAAAAATCTAAATCACAAGGTGTTACAAAGTTACAAGCCAAACAGTTTGTAACTAAGTCTAAAGATATTGAAAGAAAAATGAGTATTTATTGGAAGAATAAAATAAATTTTTATATATTAGATACAATAAATACAACTTCACCAACTAAAAAAATTATTTTATTAGGATATTGCAATTTTTTTAAAAATATTCGTATATTTATTCCTATTCAAACCAATACTAAAATTTTTTATTCAATTGTATCTGATCCCGAGTTTATTAAAGATATTGTTAGATCTAATTTAGATAATAGCAGAGAATTAATTATTTCAGGAACATATAATTTAGATTTAATAAATCCAATAATTCTTACAAAAAAAAGAGAAATTACTGCAGGGATATATGGGAAAAATGGTTATATATTAAAATCATGGGATGGAATTATCAAGTTACTTAGTTTGTCTCTACAAAATCATTCAATCCCTCAAGTATTATACTTTGCATCACAAACTGATTATAACAAAAAAATTTCCCTTGGAAAAATAATTGCCTACTCCGATGATTGGATTGCAATAGTTTCTGCATTTAAAACAAAAATACTTGTTAAAGGATATGAATCCGACGATCCTGAAAAACCATTTGTTCAAGAAGTTGAAAAAGGTGGGTTAGATATTTTATCTAATCCTGTTTATTTATATGCAATAACAAATACAACTCTTTTTGTACCAATAATAACAAAAAATTATATATATAAATATGAGACAACACATACTGTACAAATTTGTGAAAAAATACAAATTCTTAATGTTGGAAAAAAACTTAAAGAAATTGGAGTCAAATTAATCGGCTTAAAAAGAAAATAATGAATTATATTAATATCTCGTATGGTAAGAATTTGGTTAGTTAAACCTAATATTCCTGATGATTGGGATTTTTCTGGTCTTGAACTTATTGGTGGTAAAAGAACATTTGGAAATTGGATTGATAGATTAAGTAAATCTAATTTTATCAAACTTATTAATGTAGACGAGTCAGATGATGGATCTGATTTTCTTAATAAGTTATCTGAAAATTTATCATGTACTACAGAATCTTATGCAAGTACAATTCAAGTATATGATCATCCACAATATAAAATAGAATGTTCTTATAGATCTGATTTAAATTTTCAGAATTCCAAAGACTTTAATTATTTTTCCACAGTAGTAAATATAGAATCTGTAAATATTTTTGGTTCCGTTGTATTTTTTAAAACAGATGGGAAAAAACTAATCAACTTGGAGCTTGAAGAGATTGGTGCTCAAATAGCAAATTTTTATTATTTGCAAACGTTTAAACTATCAAATGGAAAATTTGAAGAGATTGGAATGATAAATTTTGAACCTGAAATTAATAGAATGTTGACTGGTTATAAAGTAAAAAAATTTGGTGATTGGATGGTATTCTCTGATGATCCTAAATCAAATTTATCTACACTAACACAATCTAATAATGAGATAAAAAATTTTAATAACCTAATTTGGTTAAAAATTAAAACTCATATTGGTGATATACATAAAGCATTAGAAAGTACTGAATATGAAAAAAATAAAGATGGTGACATGAGAGGAATTTATATGGATTTAGATCCTGAATTTATAATAAGTGTGTTTTTTTAAAAAATATATAGATTTATATTTTATATAAATGAATATAAATGAATATGTTAATATGAATTTAGATAAGAATGATATGTCTACAACTATTGGTACATTACAAAATCCTTATCCAGATCAGTCAGGAACTCAAATGATGGATAATCTAATTCAACAGATGGAACAAATGCCTCAAACGCAACCAATGGTAATTTCTGGACAACAGATGCAAACCCAGCAATTACCTATGCAAACTCAGCAAGTTCAACAATTACCTATGCAAACTCAACAAGTTCAACAAAACCATCAAAACCAGCAATCTCAACAAGTTCAACAAATCCAAGCTCCACAAAATCAACAATCTCAACAAGTTCAACAAAACCATCAATATCAGCAATCTCATCAATTACCTATACAAGCTCAGCAAAATCAAGTGTTTATGAGCAATCAACAATTTCCATTATCAAATAAACTTACTAAAAATAATTTAGAAAAAGAGAAGGCAATGAAAGAATTAGAAATAAGTTCAAGTGAATCATCAAAGAGTAAACAAGTCTATATTAAAGATAAAATACCACTTGTTGAAATAAAAGAAAAAACATTAACTTCTCATATTAATGAAACTATTATGGTTGTGATACTTTTTATTTTAATAGCAAATCCATATATTGGACCATTTTGCATCAAATATATTCCATTTTTTGAAATCTATCCTCTAGCTCTTTTTGCAACCAAAGTTTTACTTTTTGGATTATTTTATCACTTGGCAAGATGGTTACTATAAAAAAATTGACTCCAAAGAGCAATTTTTATCTAGATCGCCTAACTCACTATAAAAAAATTGACTCCAAAGAGCAATTTTTATCTAGATCGCCTAACTCACTATAAAAAAATTGAATCTTTAATATATTTAATATAGTAAAATTAATACTTTATTAAATAATGGATATACTATTCGATAAGTTTTGCATACTTAAATCGCGAGAGTCGCAAGATTTATTTCCCAAATATGTTGAGAATATTTTCCAACAAAATGAAAATATTCTTTCGACTTATAATTTTATCAGATCTAATGGTATTTCATCTAATCCAGATAAACTTAAATATTTAATATCAACCACAATAAATTATATTGACTCAAAATTTAGTTCAATCAATTCTGTTTCTACATGTTTTATATCACTTAATGATGTTAATAATAAAATGTTAAAAATTAGGATGTTATTTGATTATTTAAAAAATAGAAAATCAGAAGATATATTTGTAGATTTTTTAAATATATATTATCAAATGGTTCTAAAACATATTAATGTATTTGTAATATATATTTTTACACCTTTAGTTGATAAATCTATCCCACAATATATTTTAAAACAAGCAGAACAATCTTTTAATCTGCTTGTAGAAGATCTAAACTACCACTATCAATCTTGGGATGTAAATAAAAAATTTACTGATGATGATAAGATGAAAGCTATTGCAGAATCATTTGTATTCTATAATAGATATGGATGTGAGATTATTGAAGAATTTGGTAATGTTATCAAGTTTTACTTTGAATCATTTAAAACACAAAAATTTAATAACTTGATCACTGATTTTAAGTTGGCTGAATCAATGTGTAAATATGAAACAAAAATTTCTCAACATATTCAAGATGCCAGAAGTACCTTTGGTCCTGGAAGTTCTATAAATCCCAATATTGAATATAAATATAGTTTTAGAAATCTAATTTCTAAGACTCCTATCATACAAATTCTAGCAAACACTAATATATTTGCCTGCGAACCTATTTTTTATGATATAATTAGATCTCAATTAATTAATAATTCTAACTCAGATCTAAGTATTTATTTGGAAAAACTTATTTGTGGTCTAGAAACAAATATAATTGTTATCAAGGAAAAATATGCATCTGAACTACTATTTTTAGATATAGCAAAAACTTTTAAAATACTTGCAAAAATGTTAGATTGTTGGTCATCAATTGATTTGAATGTCAAGATTTGGATAGTTCAAACAATTAATAGTATTCTAGCACAAGATGATATTTTAATTAATTATTTGGTAACATCAATGATTATTTTTGTAAAGAAAATTTCAATTAATAATTTTGGAGTACTAAAAGAACTTGTTTCTAATGTTTCCAAATGTATTGCAGTATCTAATAGAGAATCTCAATTTCTCGATATCTTTAATCAAAATTTACAAAATAATTTAATCAAGTCTAAAATTACTGAAGATTTATTTGTATACATTTCAACAATTATTGATCATTTTGATCCTAATGAATCAAATTACATAAAGATTAAAAAGTTTTTATACGAGATTGAGATTAATGTGTGCTATAACTCGGAAGTATCAAATGTTAAAGTTAACTGTAATAAAGATGTATCTGTTGATATGAGTTTATCAAATACAATTCTTATTAATAAAGATGTGTGGAAAAATAAATCTAAAACTCCTAGAATTAAAATTCCTGATTCAATTCTAATATACTTTAAAGTATATGAAAAATTTTATACTAAAAAGCATAGTTTTAGATCTATTGAATGGTGTTATGAAAATAGTACAATTGATATACAAGTTGATTTGACAACTATAAGTGGTCCAATTATTCCAATATCTATATTAATAGTTATTAGCTCTGAAGATAATGGTATTATTGAGTCTGAACTAATTAGTAAACTTGAAGTTGAAAGTTTAGAATCTATTAAAAAATATCTTGATCTACTCGAGTTATCTGGTGTTATAGTTATAAGCAAACAGGAATCTAATGTATATTCAATTAACTCCAATCTTCCTCCAATGATTAACTTAAATAAATTATCAGTATCTAAACAAAAACAAATTAAAATTGATGCAAATAGTTTTGACATTCAAAATACAACTGATTGTTGGATAATCAAATCACTCAAGCGATTAAATGGATCTGGAATGAATCTTCAAGATTTGACAGAAAAAATTAACTTTTTTAACAAATACTTTAAAGTTGATGAAAAGTATGTAAAAACAAGACTAGAATTTCTTGAAAAAAAGGATTATATAGTCTTTAAAAACTCCGTATATATATATGATGTATAAAGCAAAAATTGACTTTAACAAGCAATTTATTTAGAGCTTGTTTTTGCTTTAAAAAAATTGATTTATTTATATTTTATTTATTTACACTTAATTCAAACAATTAAATTAGTCATGTTATCGAGTATTCTTAAATATAGTCCTATTAGAGATGGATCTGTTAAAGATCTATCAATTGAAGAAATTTATAGATCTTTTGGTCGAGTTTTAGTACTTTGTTCCAATCAATCTATACGTTCCAATTTAAATCCCGAGTCTGAACATTTGGGATATACATTGATACCTATGCCAGTTGCAATAATTAAAAATACTTTTATTAAAAATTTCTTGCATTTACTAGACTATGAATATTTGAATAAAGAATTTAATATTGATAGAAAATATTTTACTTCTGTTGATCAAAAAGAATTAGTTTTAAATTTATCAACTATTAATGAAGAATCAATTAGATCTTATTCAATGCAATTTAATGGTGTTTGTACTTTTAAAGACTATTTGATTGCCTGTTTGCTAGATGATTATATGGCTTATTCATGTACTAATGAAGCAATGCGACTTAATCGTATTAATATGTTACAAACATTTAATGAAAGATCTTATTGGGCATTCTATTCTAATTGCAGATTAAATATTAGTTTGCAGTTTATGCAAAGAGGATTTAATCTGAATCTAACTCAAAGACTTGAAAATGAGCAGATCAAAGGAATTATACAAAAAATAAATAAATATGCAATTGAAGATGATAATTATCTTAATTATTTGTATAGAAAACAGACTTATGTTGATGCAGCATCTAATCTAAAAGAAAAAGGTTATAGACTATATAGAATATCATCAAATTCAATTTGTGATTCAATAAATGTAGATACTTTTAATAAATTTTTAGATGAAAATATTCATATGGGAGATAAAGAATTTTATTATTTGGTAATGAATTTATTAAGTTCTAAAGAACTATGTCATTTAGTAATAAATAATAAAGAACTCCTTTTAAAACTTTTATCTACTGGATTCTATTCCAAATACTATTATGTATTCAAGTACCTATTATCGTACGCATGGATTACCATGTATTTAGAAGAATCTATTAAAAAAAAGAATATTGTACAATCAGATCGTTTTATTTTTGACATTGAAACTGCTTGGTTACTTCCAGAAACTCCTATAACAAAAGATGATGTTATTAAAAGTTCTGCATATCTACCTGTTCTAGTCTCATCACAACTATATAATCTAACTGATAATATTATGGGTGTTGAACCAAGAATTAGAGAACAGGTTAGATATGGTGTTACTAAAAAAGATACATTTTTATTCAGATTTGGAGTTTTTCTAACAGGTAAAAATGATTTTGAACTTTTAAAAGGACTAGATTGGAGTTCTATAGCAGTATCTGGATCTTTAATTGCTGCCTGTCTACCTAATTTTAATCCTTTGATGTTAAATTTTATGTCAAATCAAGAAATTACATCTTGTTCTAGAAAATATTTTGACTATATTAACGAGTATTATCGAGATGCAGATATTGATATGTTATGTAATTTAGATGGAAGTGCTTTTATTGATAAAGTTTATTTGGTTGCCAATACAATTGAAACAAATATTAAAACTTTTATTGAAACCTCCAAAGTTACTGGATATGAAAAAGATTTACTAGTAACTATTAAACCAGTTAAAAGTGTAGCTGTTATAATTAATGTAGACTTTATTAAAAAGTATTTGTTAACAACTTTAGAATCACAAGGTATGAGCTATGGAGAAGTTGTTACTGATATTAATAATATAAAAGTAAAACAAGCTATTTATCCATTTTATCTTAAACATAAACATCAAAAAAATATGGATTTCGCTTCAAATCCTTCTAATCATTCTATCTGGAATAATCAGATATATGCTCCTGAATTTGATATTGTTGGGGTTGAACAGCTACAAATTGTATTTGCTAGAACTAAAAAAGATAAAGCTGATGAAGCTGCATTAAATAAAAATACAGATTTAGAAACACAAGATGAAGAAATAAAAGAATCAGCTGAAGATTTGATTTCCGATGAAGATAAAGAATATTTTAAGGAACCTGAACAAGAATCTAAAGAAGTTGAAGAAGAACCAGTTTCATTAATTGATGAATCTAATGTTCTATTTATTATTAATGAAAATCTTAAATTCAAAATATCATCACCATTTATGCCTCATTCTATTGAAGCATTTAAAATAAGATTTAATGATTATTTTGGAACTGTTGCATCTTTTCATCTTCCAATTGTAAGAGCATTTTATGATGGTACAACAGTAAAGATGACACCATCATGTATTAGTGCTTGTATGACAATGATAAATATTGATTACAAGTACTTTGCAGGATCAAAAGATCCAATTGAAATTATCAACAAGTATAGATGCAGAGGATTTGGTACTATACTAAATGATAAAGAAAAAGTCAGATTTTTTGAATACAATAATCTTGTTGAGAAATGGAAAAATATATATTCAATTAAATTGAATGATTCACTTTCTATTAAAAAATGTCTAGGATTTAAATCACCTTCAGATGATATGTTCAAGTATTCTAAAAAAGTATATGGGGAAAATACAATTTACACAAATATACTACAAGATTCTTCCCTGAGTACTGATCGGGTTGTTGAAAATACATATGCTATTAAAAATCAATCCAATATATTAGCTATGTTCAAATCATTACGTTTTATTAATGAGTTTGGATTTATTGAACCTTTAAAACACTATGTGATTGATGCAACATATCATATGGTTGATGCAATCAAACCTAACTTAAATTAGAAAAAATTATTCTTTTATTATAAATACAAACACCTTGATAAAAAATATGACAATTAACATTATTACTACAACTGCTGTTCTTTCAATTATTAATCAGTTACACACACATTCGATTATTTCTATTACTGAAGATACTGATACTAACAATAACAGATATAATAAGAAATCTTCTAGTAATCGTTGTATGTACACTATTGGTTCAATGTTGTCTGTTTTTGGTATTTCTATGTTTTTTATGTCAAGATATAAATAAAAAGATCGAGTTCAATATATTTATAATGATTAAATAATTTCAAAGGTAGTTATAACTTTTTAAATTTTGGTATTTTAACTTCAAAAAGCAGTAAAATAAGAATATCAAATTTAGATAAAGATAAAAAAATTGTTTATTTTTTTATTTAAGAATTTGACAATATAATCTATTTAATAAACTAATGTCTACTGAAACAGAATCTGATGTATTAGACGGAACTAAACGTAGTTATAGATCTAGAGGTCAAAGTTATTTGGCTGAGTACTTACCACCTAATGAAGCTATTCAACTTGAAGATTTGGTATTTGCTTATACAAGTCAATATGTAAGCTGTTATAATTTAAATTTAGTTCATTTTAAAAGTTTATATAATTCAAAAATTCAAGATTTGTATTATAATTTAAATCCAATGAATTCTCCAACTTTACTAGCATCTATTTTAAACAAAAAAGTAGATATTACCCGTATTCCTTATTTAAGTCCTGAAGAACTAAATCCAACTTGTTGGGAAAGTATTATCAAAAAGAGGGATTTTATCGAGTATAAAAAAAATAATACTGCAACTTCTGATGCATATGAATGTAGAAAATGTAAACAACGCAAATGTAAAGTTTATTCTTTACAAACTAGATCTGCTGATGAACCAATGACTATATTTGTACAGTGTGAAGTGTGTAATTGTTCATGGAGAATTTATGGCTAAAAATAATTTTTATACTTTAACTAGCAAATCAACTAGTGTATTTAATTTTTTTTTAATATTTGATTTTAAATAGTTTTCATCAAGTATTTTTTGAATTTGTTTTGCACATTCGTTTCTTGATAAAGTATTTTCGTGTTCAATACATACAATTATTTCATTTAATATATGATCTATTGATTGTGAATTTTTTATACATAACTCTTCATTTAATTTATATACAAGATTTTGTAAAACACCAAATTTTGTTTTGCCATGAATTATTTTCGGATTAATTTGTTCTATCTTATTTAATAACTGTAGTGTTTGATCTAATGTATAAGTTTTAGTACTAATCCTATTTATATCATATTTAATGGCAATTTTATCTAGTTGAGTATTAATTGTATCTATAAATTCCATTTGATAAATGTTAATATTAATTTAATAGATAAAAAATTTTAATCTATTTATTTATTAAATTAATCTAATGAGTATTCAATTATCTACTACAGAACTTGTTTCGCGTATTATAGCAGATTCAACATTTGCTAGTGAAATTGTTAATTATGTTAACAATATTAAACCAAAACTGTCAGCTCTTGCAACAAAAACTCATGTGCTGGAGCAGATTGAATTAGCACATGAAGAAAAAATTAAAGAATATAAGATTCTACTTAAAAAACTTCATGGTAAATATGAAAAACTAGCAGCTCAAACAAATAAAATAGTTAATGTTTCTAGTCCTGTTCATGACTGTTCAGAATGTGTTGTCAAAGCTCAAACTATTGAAAAACTTAAAAAAGATTTGGAAGAAACAAAAATATGTGATCAAGTTAAAGAAGAACTAGCTAAATGCAAATTATGTGAAACTAAAGATAAATTAATTACTAATCTTGAATCTCAAGCTAGTAAATTCCAAACTAGCACATGTAAATCATGTGAAGAAAAAAATGGATTTATTAAAGATCTAACTGTACAAATTACAAAACCATGTGCTGAATGTGTTAAAAAAAATGATCAAATTGATAATCTAACTAAATCTTATTTAAAACAAACTAGAGAAAATGATAGTTCAATTAAAAGATTTGAAACACTTCTAACACAAATGGAAATGGAATCTAATCAAAAAGATAATCAAATTGCAAATTTAAATAATCTAACACAGGGTTCGAATCTAACACAGGGCTCGAATCTAACACAGGACTCAAATCCATCTGTAATAACAGAACTTTATAAACAATTTGGAAATTTTATAAATATTACAGAAAGAAGATAAAGGTACTTTCAGTAGCTAAAGGTATCTAAAGATATCTTTGATAATAATAGATTAATATGTTAAAAATTTATTATAGTTCTATTTATTTTAAATCTATTGCAGAAGGTTT